TTGTAAAACTTGCCATTTATCCAAAACTCCTAATTCTCATTCTGTGGCCTGATCCACTAGACTTGGCCTGTTTGTCTTCACTATTTGTACCATCTATTGCGTTTTGATACAACTCTGCCCACACCAATGTGCGCTGATCTTCACCTAAATAGGGCGCACTATGCGTCAACGCCCCATAAAGATAAATGTCTGGGTAATAAGTTAAAGCCCAATTTGTCGTTATACTATTGCTTAAAGATTCTATTCTTTCGTAGTAAAGCATCTCTATCGTGTAGTCTTGATCTGGTGTCGGGTACACTTCGAAAGACCCATCAATCGGTGCATAAAATTTAGGAGTTCCGGCGGTATTATCAGCCGCCCTTTTATCCATAAGCTCGCTCAAACTAATAAGCTCTAATCTATGCTCATTGGCGCCAGTAAGCATAAGACGTATTCCCTCAATAAAATCTAATGGGAAAGCCGTATACTGAGTATCTAAAAGAGCGACCTTTCTAGATTCCATTCTCCAGTGCCTAAGCTTTCTATTCATGTCAGCCTCAGCCAACTTGATAAAAGTAGGAATTACCGCCGTTAAATCGTCACGATTTAAAAAATCAGCTATTGAACTTTTTAACTCAGTAAAATTTGAAATACTCACAATACACCCTGTCTCGTTCTAAATACTTGGTTATCTGAATCGTTCATCCACTTCTTTAAGGCTACAGGGTCGTCTGCAATTCCCCGTCGCTTGAGATCATAGTACACGGAAAGAGGGATTGAAGCTACCTTATTTAAATCGTTCCATTTTTTATCTGTATTGTTGTAAGATCTTTTGTTGTATTCTGCTATTCCAGTTACATCCTGAACAGTCTCCACAACAAACTCTCCATTGTCTTTGACGTGCCAGTATTTGGTAATTCCAAACTCAGGATCTCTGTCAAAAAGTCTTTTTTGCATTTTTATCTCCAATTAAGAGGGGCGACCGAAGCCGCCCCAACTTTACTATGATGTAGTTAGGTCGAACACGCCCGCGTGGGCAGCTTCCGAACCTACCTCTAAGCCGGCTTCGCAGAGAAGCATCGATTTAGAAGCGTCACCGGTCTTCGCGAGTTCTACGTTCTGGATCGGACGTAGATAGTTAACCGAAGCATATTCTGGGTCCAGAATAAACGCGTCTCTTTCCCTTTGAAAGAGGTTAGTCGTCACAGAAAGTGTACCAAAATCAGATAGATAGACGTCAGCCGCACCTATAATGGTGGTCGGGGAATCGCTCGGCGCCATGTAACGCTGAGCCGCAATACCCGCAAATCCTGAAACAACAGTTTTGTTAAAAGGGCCAACCATTAGAATTGATGGCGTGCCGCCGCTTGAAAAAGCAAGCTGCATTGCGCTCTTGAGCATCGATTCTGTAAATGCACGTTGTGTGCCATCGGTACGAGCATCGGTTCCGTCACCTGTTGGACTTGCAGGACTACCCGCAACACCCATAATGTCGTTAGTTGCAATCCACGAACCTAAACCACCGGTTTCACGGGCCGTAGTTGTATTTCCTGCCACCTGAGCGTTATTGTCGCATAAGACCGCTTCTAGGTCGCGTTTAAGCTCTTTTCCGCGTTTTGCGATTTGCATGGATAATTCTGAATTTCTCCCTGCTAAGTCCTGAGACTCAAGGTTGTCGGCAACGATTACAGTTCTGCGTAGAATCTGTGTATAGTTACCAACTCGTGTGGTTGCCGCAGTTGCGTCGAAAGATGCAACATCGTCCCCGTCAATTCTAGCTGTTTTGTCAACAGCCGCTAACGCATCAGTTTGCCATTCGAAGTAAGTATTGGATACGCTTTTTGATCCAACATTACTTTGAAAAGGCACTGTTTCTGGGGAAATGGAATTTATCACGTCGGATAATTCTTCACGAATACCCTTCGCGGAAAAGCTAGTAAATGTATTTGCTACAATGGCCATATTAGCCTCCTATTAAAGTATTGATTGCAGCCGCAGCATCTTGCACGCGGCCAGTTGTTCGTGCGCGTTGTAACGCTTGTTCATTTGCAGCTTTTGGTCGCGGTTGTGTTCCTCGTGTGCCTGTCTTCATTGTCTTGGCTTTTGCCTTTGGCTTCGCTTTAGCTTTTACAGCCTTAGACTGACCTTTATCAAATAACATAGCCATACGAGCTAATTTAACTAAGCCGGCGTGCCTTAACTCATTAATATCAGCTTCAAGAAAACCTTCTTTTAATAAAAAGCTTCTCAAGTCTGAGGCTTCCTTCTGGGCGACTTTCGTGTCTCGCCACTCTGGAATAATCTCTGGGAGCATTTCGCGTTGCCTAGCAGTAAACTCATTTTTCATGCGTTCCTGATTTTCTGCTTCTAAGACCTGTACACGCTCTTTCTCCTGACGGATTGCCTGTAATGAATTTTCGCGCTCTTCCTTTTGTTTTCGGAATTGCCGCTCGGCTTTTCTGGCCATGTTAGGATCTGCTTCATACAGGGTATCCCAATCAGGCTCTTCAACCACTTGTGACTCAATCCTCTCCTGTAAAGCGGGTAGAAGTTGAGCATATTGTTGCCGCTCTCGCGTAACAGATTCAAATTGCACCTCGACATCTTTTCTCATCTCGGCCAGTTCTTGAGTCTTGCGAGTATAATCTCTCTGCCTAAGATTTCCGCGTTTTAGCTCTTCGACTGTAATCTCTTCGCCTTCTACTTCCACAGTCTGTGCAAGTATGTCGAAAGATTCTTCTTCAAGCTCTTCAGCTTCTTCCGTAGCTTCGAGTTCGCCGTCTGTATCCACTTCTTCATCAGTAGCTTCCTCTTCTGGCATTTCGGCTTCTGCTTCGATTACCTCTTCAGCTTCAGCCTCAAGCGCCTCTGGCTCACTTGCAGTATCCTCTTTGGGTGCAATCATGTCCATTATGGCATTTTGTGCAGTGCCTAGATCAATCCCTTTTGGGTTATTGGGTTCTGACATCTCTTAACTCCTATTATGTATCTATTTTACTTTTTTTTCAATAGACGCATTATCAACCATTATTTTCAAACTTTGTCGAACATATTCGACGCCTCTTAGTTTAAGATAAATAGCTTCGCGTCCTTCCTTATCATTAAGTTCAGTTGCTTCGAACTCAACCCAACAATTCGCTCTCATTTCATCTAAAAACCTTATTAAGTCTGTATCTTTTAATAACCTCTCTGCATGATTTCCATCGTCAATAATTTGTTGTTTTGATTTGGCCATCTACCCCTCATTTATCACATCAACCTGACCTTTTAGAACTTCTCTGTTTATAGCTAAATCCGCTTTAATTTTTTCTACGTTTAACTGCGTGCCATACTTAGCTTTCATTTCCTCAGCTTTTACAAATAGATCTGCATCAAGCTCATCGCGCTTACGGTCGTCGTCCATTATCATTTTTTCGCGCTCTAGCTCAAGCTCTGCGGCTTTTTTCTGAATATCTGCCTGTATCTGTTGGATCTGAACCGCGATAAGCTGTTCATTAATATCTGGCTTATCTTCTTTAGGAGGCGGTTGAAACTGCGCCGGATCTCCCCAGAATTGAGAAGTATCCTTAAATCCGGCCAACTCGGTCATAGCCTTGAGCGTATTCGAAAGCTTACTCATATCTGTTAGCGGGTTAATGGCGCCCATAGTTTGCATGGCGTCTTTTTGCATTTCACCGATCTGCCTGAGCATCATCATACGCTCTGTATCCGTACCACGCCCAAGAGCGACTTTTATAGATACATCCATGTTTGCGTTCCATACGCGGGGATCTATTTCGACAAAATCATTTGTGAGCCTGACCATACGAGGCCGGTCTTGGTGCGTGGTAATTAGATGTAAAACAATTTTATATAGACGCTTCATGCCTGTCTCTGCAAATATGCGTGCAATAAGTTCTATGTGCTGCTGAGCGGCGCTCACAGTAGCGGCAACGGCTGACGCGGTTGTAGACTGCAACGCCTGAGCATCAAGGCCCGCAGAGGCTTTTGAAATGCCTGTACGAGCTTCTTTTAGCTGATCCATATACTGCAATACTGGAAAAGCTTCTTTACCAACAAACGGTAAAACAAGCTGTTGAACCGACCCGTTTGCCCTCTGACGGATTACAGATCCGACCTCAGTTGATAAGGCATCATCTAAATTAACCATACCCTCCGTGATAGCTATTCTTGGATGAATAGACATAGACAAGCTATCAAGCGTATTTCTCATAATGCTCGACTTAATACGCTGTATATCGGCAACCGTGTCAGCGACGCTCATGCCGTAAAAATCGTGCGCCTCTGGGTCTGGGCAGAACGATGCAAATGGCGCCATATGGCAAGGCTCGTTCATTAAGATCTCGTTGCCGTCGCCTCCGGTGCATATTTTTCTAAGCTCAGCTATCCCGTCGCCGTCGTAATCGACCATTATGTAATTTTCTATATACATAACTTTTTTCATAGCGGGATCGTTGCGCTCGTTCATTTCGTTTTGAAGTTGTGGGTTACGAGTATGTCGCTCGACGTTGGTTAGCATATCCTCATGGGCTGAGGACATCTTTGAAACAACGTCAAAATCGTATCCCATAGCCACAAGCTCAGACACGGTAAGAATACGCCGGTGGGCGCAATAATCAGCCGTCTCGATGGATTTGGCTTCACGCGAAATGATAAATTCTTCTGGAGGTACGGCCTCTAATTTTACGCGTCCGTCTGGGTGCGTATAGGTAACTCGAACCGCGTGCATCATTGGCGGCTCCATAACTTCTCCGGTCATAGGGTCCATTTCAGGATCTCCCACAGCCTCTGAAGCTACAATTTCCACCTCAGCATCTGGATCTGACATAAGTGCCGACAAAGCGTTATCGTCTAGCCCAGTAAAATCTATTGTTTCGTAACGCGTCTGGTCGTCCCAATAGCATTTTAGGACACCCACTTTGCGAATTAACGCATCTTTAAAAGCGGAGTGCATTTCGAGAAAACCATTGTTATCTCTGTTTATGATAAAATTGGCAAACTCGGTAGCTTGCTTTGCATTAGCTACATCTTCTTCAGATGTTGGGCTGTATTCAACCGTGTTCTCAGTAGAGTGGAAAACACGCATAAGAGATGGGAGTATAGCTTGGACGGTATCCCGCACATCCATACTTACAACTTGGCTGCGCCCGTCTTCTTCGTTGCCAAATGGATCGCCTCGATAATACTCAGTTGCTGACGCCCTGATAGGTGAAACAGTATTATCAGCATAATCAATCGCGTCTTCGATTTCCTTGCCGACAATGCCCTGAAGCTCCTCCTCGCTCATCACGTTAGGATCTATTTCTTCTTCCAAGCTATTCGCTAATTCGTTTATTTCGTTTTCCATTCCTAACGATCCTTCTTAGCCAAGTAATCTAAAATTCCTTCTAAAACTTCAGGTCTAATTTCTTGAGCCGGAAGCTGTCTTGTCATCGCATAAGTTTTATGAGCCTCAGTAAAAGGCTTTCCCGCTTTAGTAAGCTTATTTGCCATAGGATCATAAGCGTCCCTAAATATTAATCCTTGCGGAACAGGAGGAAGAGAACCAAAATAATCTCCCGTTAATTGCGTGTTATATGTTGAGTGCGGATGCATAATAGCCGGATTATTTCCAACAGGATCTTTTCTTAAAATTGGCGAAACTTCATCAATTTTAGAAACACCTAACCCAAACATACCGGCGCCTAATTCTCTTTGAATAATATCTGTTGCAGCATAACGAGCCTGAGCGGGGCTAGGCATACCGGCTGCTTGCATTGGGGTACTGTCAGCTAGTCTAATAAAAGTCTTTCTATTTTCTGGGCTTGCTTTTGCAACCCAATTTCTCAACTTGGGAGAATCTAATCCTACAAAAGTTGGGTCTTTTAACTTCATATTTTTATCAAATATTTTCTTAGCTTTTTTAGTAATTTTTGAAGGGTCAACTAACTCTGCAAAAATTTCACCTGTAAAAGTGGCGAAATCATTTGAAAATGGCGCCATACTTCCTGTCATTGCATAAACATCTTTGCCGCCAAAATCTCGTCTTGTTTCATCAGCCCTGTCAGCAAGTCTTTTTATTATACCACTGTCTGAAGCCCAGATAGCTCTTTGATCTTGATTAGCCTTCATTCTCATAAAATCAGTACCGGCTTCAGTCCTGACAGGTTTTTTAAATTTTATATCATCAACGCCTTGAACTAAAAGACCGCCGCTAGTTCTATCGCCATAAAAAGGCAAAACTACTTTACCTTCCATCTCTTCCCAAGTTCTGGGTATCTTTGGAGCCTTTTCTTTTAGATCTTTTGTCTTAACGACAGTGTTAGACAAATAGTCACGCATTTTTGTTTTTTGATACCCTAAAGGATCAAGCTCCTCCTTTGTCGGAGGCTTAGGCTTTCTCGCCAAAATCGGATTGCTATAAACCGTTGGCATCTCGCCACGCTGATTTAATCTTTGAGCGACTTTACGCCCCGCAGCCCTGAGAGGCTGAGCGGCAACATCTCCGACTAGCGGAACGGCGCCGGCAAGTGCTGCGCCGGCAAGTAAACCTCCGGCTAGATAATTAGGATTTGCTTTTGAGAGTTCGTCGTAAGCTTCTTTAGCTGCCATAACATCGCCAACAACAGGCGTCATCGATAAGCCGAGCAAGCCCAGATCTCGAAAAGTCATATCCGTATTTACGTTAACAGGCTGCACACCGTATTGACGTGCAATGTTCGTGTTTGGGTTAGCCATAACGTAATCAAGAATATTCATTTAGCACTTCCACCGTCTTCTAGCAGCTTTTCCTCTTTCGCCCGTCCAACCACGGCTTCGAGCGCAAAAAGATTTTTTTCGACCTTTGTCTTTTTTAGTCTTAGGATTAGGCGCCGGAGCCTTGAGATTTGATCCGGTTGCCCGATTATATTTACGCCTACCTTTTGCAGTTAAACCGCCTCCACGTTTAACCGAAAGCTTTTCACCTCGGCCAACGGATAGGCTTGGACCTTTTTTACGCTTCTTAGTCGGCATTAACCACCCATAGACTGAATATAAGTATCAATATAAGCGTCTCTATTTTCGTCAGTATCCTCAAGCCCCAATGCATCCAAAAATTCTTCGAAAGTTGGTATTCTTGGAATTAAACCAGATGTAACTGGTATTTGCTCACCGGTTCCGGTTATTCCCATTGGTGGATCTTGCATAAGACCAGAAGAAAGAGTCGGTAAATAAGCTGCATTTGCCGGCATAGACATATTTGGCAAACCGCTCATTCTTCTTTGCATATTAACTAAAGGAAAATCTATAAGATCTGCGCTCTGAGGAACGCCCATCATTGGACGCATCATCGGCCTTAGAGATGACGACATATTAGAGCCTGAACCGGAGCTACCACTCGTCGATGATGTTGATCTGCCTTGATTTGGAAGTCCGAGCTTTAGGTCGCCAATAATTGTTGACAGTATGCCTTTTTCGGATCGTCTTGGGTTTTCAACTCTACCTTTTGGAGCGGCGGCTCTCTGAGCGGCTGTCTGTCTGGAGTATAGATCGGCTCTCGCGTCACCACTTTGGCGCCTTATGGTTTCTCTGGTTCTATCGTAATAATCCTGATCTCTCTCAGTAAACCCAAAACCCATACTAAGATCTCTACCGATCCCCTTGGCTGCGCCTCCTAATAATCCCGCTAATATCATTTCTTTTTACCCTTAGCTGTTTTGGCTGCTTGTTTAAATGCCTTATTACTTGGAGCGCCTTTTGCTCCCTTTTTACGCATTTTCTCCGGCTTTTTCCCCGCCGCTTTTTGTCGTTTAATTCTTTCACGCTTAGCGTGGATATTTGCGTAGAGGCCGCGTTTCTTAGGCATGGCTATTTACCTTTTTTGCTGTAGCTGATTTTTTTTCCTTTTTTCTTAGCTGCCTTCTTTGCAGCCTTCATCCCCTTAGTATTGTATGCGTATTTTTTACCGCCGACTTTTGGCATAGCAAAACCTCCATAAATGTTTGCTACATAATACAGCATTTTCTAGCAAAATAAACCCCACGCGTTAGAGAGAGGACACGCGTGGGGGAGCGACCAATATTATCGATGCTCTAGCGGCAAAAGGAAGGGAAAAACCGCTAAGCTTAGTCTGACAGGAAAGAATCAAATTTTCAATTTGTATAAATTGATTCTTATTTTTAACTTTTTAAAAAATCTTGATCTCGTAAGTCATTGATTTGCCTGGATTTTTTAGCTATTGACGTTAACATCATGTTAGCGTATTGTTAATGTATAGAAAATGAAACGGAGAAGAAAATTTATGAAAGATACAAATGTTATATTAGCAATGCAAAATGCTTCAGAATTTTACAGTTCAAAAAATGTTCATATCTCTGAAATTTCTTTTATGTTGGAACATTCAGAACCTGTTTGCATGATCAAAAATATTATCAACCGATTAATAAAAAACGAATTAGTCGTTAAAGTTGACGGTACAGAAAACACTTATCAACTTACAGGAAAAGCAAAACCCAAATTAAAACTTTAATCAACAGGGGGGCTTAGTCCCCCCAGAAAGGAGAAGTGTGTAATGACACCCAAATTAGAAAAGCTAGAAGAATTGCTTGGACAAGTTGAAGATCAGTTATGGTCAATTCAAAATGGATTGCCTGACAATCAGAAAAAAGAGTTTAGACAAATTTACGCCTTAACTCATAAAATTTTTACCGACGCTGCTAGTCATGTAGATAGAAATTGGACGGACGTAGTTCAGGGCGTTAGAGTAGATCAATCTCGACTTAGAAATTCTCAGTGTAATTAAAGGGAGGAATAGCTATGAGACTTTACACCAATAAAAATGGCCAGTGGTTTGGCACTCAGAGAGACGCCCAGAAAGGCGCTCCGAGAAACTGGGTCGAGGTTGACGTTCCGACCTCAAAGCAAGATCTGATTAACTGGCTCAACGCCCGCAAAGTCGGCTCCACTAATTCACAAGTGTCAGCGCCAGAACCAACTCCAACATTAGAGCCGGAGGTTACTTCTGGGCTACTAACAACTGACGCATATAGTTGGGTTAAATGGGCTTTAGATAAATTAGTATCTGGTCAAAAATCAGAAGCTGAGGAAATGCTCAAACTTGGTCTTAAAGAACAAAAGTTGGGTTTAAAAAGATCAGGGGCCATGACTTCGGACGGGTTCCTTGTAAGAACTAAGAAGGGAGGCGCGTAATGCTGATAGTAAAAGCAGAGGATTTAGATCCGATCCTAGATTGGCTTCGAACTTGCCCATGCTCTTACAGCGTAAGCTCGATGCAAGGCGGTAACGTCCACGTCAAGTTCATTCTAAACGTGGTCAACATCGAAGAGAAAAAGAAGGAGTTTTCTTTGAGCGAAGAGACAGGAGGTCAAAACTAATGCCACTACAGCTTAGCGATCTTGACCCAGAAATGATAACCAAACTCGGCTTAGGAAAGGAGGCTGCAAAGCCGAGGGAATACAAGTTCACTAAAGATCAGGTTCGAACAAATGCACTTAACGTGATGTCCGTCGTATCGAAGCTGTCCCAAAGTGAACGACGTCGAGTTCTCGAACATTGTTTGAAACTCAACGATGTATAGGATTAGGAGCTTCGGCTCCTTTTCCGCTTGACGTTAACAGATTGTTAACCTATTCTAGATATATAACGAATCAAT